CAGGAATAAGCGAGTCGCCGACGGTTGGAGAGAGGACTTCTTAAACCAATTTGGACTTTCACGCGACCCAGAAACAAAGTCGATAGTGAAAGACGTTATTATTGAAGCGCAAAACGCAATGGCGCGACGTTCTTTCCGTGATATAGCAAACTACACCACTATATCGGCAGCGGTGAAACGTGAAAATAATTGGAATGTCTTAAATGAAATAATAGATCCAAACAATAATCGCGTTGAAGAAAATGAGCCACCACACTTTGAAGATTCGGGAATTGTTGTAACTCCCAGGACTCGGACGTTATCTTTCAAAAAGGCTTATAAAGCATATATCGAAATACGAAAGTTAAAAGATGAAAGTGTTCAACTAACACAACCCATGAAAGCGGAGATTCTTTTCTACGAAAGAAAGTTTCCGTACCTAAAAGAGATTTACGATATACTTACTCCCGAAGATGTTGCAGGGCTGCACTACTCGCCAACAGCGTGTAAGAAACTTATTGCAGAAAGAAACGTCCAGAACAGCCGTCCGGCGATTCTTGAAGAGTTAAAACGGCAAATACCACTAAACACCTTCAGAGACCAAAAGGAGCGCAAAGTATGGACTAACTACTTCAAGAAGAAATACAAACTCACAAAGTTCAAACTATCAGACTACGGAACCGTTAAACGTGTAATGACTAACAAAACGGTCATAGCAGGTGAAGACTTATTCGGGAAAATAAAGAAGGTCGTAAAGATAGACGGCTTTATGGTGACTGAATGGCTCGACGAATAGCGACAAAAATACGACTGCGTTTCACAACGTGGCCGTATCAAGTCGAACTATAAAACGGATAGGAAAGTTCCTCCCGTCTTAAAGCTGGTGCAAAGGTACAACTTTTTCGCCAGCTTTTATATTTCTTCCCTGGTTATTTGACCATTTTTAGCAACCTGAATATCAAAAGGCGTAAAAGTGAGGTCTTTTTCGGGGAAGATACGCTTCACTACCTTTGCCAACTGCCTTTGATACGGAGTTATAACGGTCGTGTTGAATATCTGGAAGGCTTCCGCAAACTCGTTACGTGTAAAGCCGGTGTTCGTGGGTGTACGACCTAACAGAGTGCCAGACGTGAGACGATGGGCGACAAAGATACTCTCTTGTGTGTCCTTTCGGAGGTTTGAAAACTTCTGGTCGAAGTTGTCAGAGTCTATCTTTTCAACCGTTACGGCTGTTTCCTTGCTTTCGTTCCATGATATAAGGAACTTTCCGGCGTTGTCTGAACCCGTAAACTTCTTTTTGATTAACTCTTCCATCTTCTTTTGCTCGTCCTCTTCAGGAACACCACCATTCATATTGATAACGGCGTTTGTGGTGAAGCCGTTTTTGATGTTATTCAAGTGGTAGTGCTGAATTTCGACTTCCGTCTGGATAGCGTCAAGAGCGGAGATATAGCACGGCACGGGATAGACAGAGCGGCACGAAGTACCACGATAGTAAAGTATTTGCGTGGTCTTGTTGGTCATATTGGGGTTAAAAGCGTCGTACCTTATCGGCTTGACCTGCCAACTGTTCCAATGATCACACCAATAAATATAAGTTCCTCGCTCGTCTGTACGCAACTTTGAGAAGTCAGCCCAATAGATTTCAGCCACACCACCGCCAGCGTTATATATTACCTGAATGGCAAAGCCACCGAACAAATGAAGGTCGAAGACACACTTCTGTAATACTTCATCCATCGTTTCGCCCTTGGTGTTCACAACATCGTTTCCATAGTTGGAACCCTGCCCCATCGTGAAAGCCGTCTTTGCGTCGATAACTGACTGCTGTGTAGGCGCGTCACAATAGAGTTTCCAAAGGTAATCAGGAAAGCGGTTGTCGTTTCCGTAAGAAACCCAACCTTTGCCCGAAACTTGCTTTTCTGCAAACCTCGTCGATGTCACATTACCAACATTGATAAGCGACAATTCCGTTTTGATATGTTTCTTTTCTGCCATAGTTCTTTGCTCTTTTTATGGAAAGTGGACGGCTACTTCTGCAACCGTCCACCCCTTCACCAACATCGAAAAATGAATGCAATGAAAACTTACAAGTAGGATATGGAACCTTACGGCAAAGAAGATTATGACTCGAGAGACGAGATAATAACCTTGTTGGGGAAAGCCACCTGAACACCCAAAGCGAACTCGATAGCCAACTTAAAGAGTTGGTCGTCCTTGCTATACCAGAAGTCGAACTTCTCTTCATCGTTCTGCATATCAGTACCGTAGAAGAAGTTAGCAGGATCAGCGGCAACAATTTCGCTTGTTCCATTCAGTCCGGGCAAAGCCTTAATCACAATGTTACTGCCCTGGTACTTGGTAGAACCCTTGTCCAGATTGTCGCCAGCGTTGTGATAGAGGTTAGCGGCCTGCAATGCCATGATATATGAGCGGTAAGTGTCGTAACCCATAAACACCATAGCGCGGTTAATAATCTCGGTTGGAATAGCCTCGATAACACCATCAACGGCAGCGCGGACGTTGCTCTTTGTGATTGCAGGGTGTTCCAACTTGTTAGCGTTTACGGTGATACCATCGTTAGCCTTCAAAATCTTGATCAAGCCGTCAGTCCACTTCAAAGCATTGTCAGTGGTCTTCGATGTGTCACCCTGCCAAATCAGCTTTTCAGCACCCAGAGCGACGTTAGCCACCACGTCAGCGATAAAGTCTTGCTCAAACGGCAAAGTCTTCTGTCCGGCTGCGATACGGACTTCATGCTGCAAGCAAGAGTTAAGAAGAACTTTGTCGCAATACTCCAGATCCACTTTGATAACGGGCGCGGTGATAGTGCGCTGTGAAATGGTCTGCGAACCTGCGGACTGAAAACCGCAAGTGCTACCGTCCTGGAACTCGACCGACGTATTAAGCAAGTTAAGCGCGGTCTTTGTCTTAACACCCGTCTGAAGGGTGAAATACTTTGCAGACTCGGCACCCAGTACCGTGTCACGAAGCAAAGTGTCGTGATTCTGCTCAACATAAGCAGGAAGAGAAGTTGTTAATACGTTTGCCATAATCTATTAAATCTAATTTAGTTCTTGTGTTGTCTTGTTTATCGTTTGCCGAATATCCTGCAAGCGTTCTCGTACTTTGTACCCTTGACCTTCTCGGACGGCTCAAAGATACCATCGTCGCTCATGTCCGTTCTTTGGGGAACAGGACTTGCAAGCGGCTTCTTTTTCAGTTCCTCGACCTCGGCTTCAAGTTCCTTGATACGCTTGTCCTTTGCGGCTACGTCACTTTGAAGCTGCTCGACTTCCTTCTTGTACTGCTCGGCTTGTGCTGCATAGTCCTTGTTAGGGTCTTTGTCCTCGACCTCGACTTTCGTTTCCTCGCCTGGCTTTTCTTCCGGCTTCTCAACGGGCTTGTCCTCGACCTTGCTTTCCTTTTCAGGAAGAGACGAAACCAAACCATCGGCAACAGTACACTTAACGCCCTTAATGGTGTATTCACCATCTGCCAGAGGTATAATGTCGCCCTTTTCGTCGTAGGTCTGAATGGCCAAACCCTCATGGATAGTGTCACCGTCGAAAATGTACTCTTTGCCGTCTTCCTCGGTGACTGAAAAGTTAGCAATGAACTTGCCTAACTGTTTCTTCATTTCAACAAATCTGTTATTCATAAAATCAAATTTTTCTATTATATAGGTGCAAATCTCGTTATGTGAGTTTTTATTTTTTTTTGTCAAATCATCAAGTTTGTGTTAGTCTTGACCCTAATCTTACAACCTATCTTGTAGCCCTGAAGGTCGAAAACATACTGATTCTCGATAAACTCAATACCATAGACACCGCTTTCCTCAATGGTGTAGTCTTTCCCATTGATATGCAGCACCAACGTGTAATAACGTCTTTGGCTGCTCGACGGGGTGCTGCTTTCCTCGTCTGCCATTGGATCATCATCGGCCATGGGGTCGTAATCATCACCAGACGAAACCGTTTCCGTATCATCTGCAACGGAATTGTATTCGTTGAGTCCGTCGATACAAGGACACAAAATAAGAAACTCGTCTTTGAGCAAAGTTCCACCAATGGCCTTAACGTCACCATCTGTCAATGACTGAATACTGCAAGGCCAGTTCTCGACAATCTTTTCTTCAGTCGTTACCTCGTCACTCATGGGGTCGTTTTCCCCTGCCTGAACCCTTATCAAGTCCAGAGAGTGCGGAAACATCAAAGAAAGTTTGTCAACCTTCCGAAACTTAACACCCCTGCTCATCTTCCCAAACATTTATAGCGTTCAACTTAACAACCGATTCCGGCTCACCATATTTCCTATAAAGAGAGTTGGCTTCATTCAGCATGGAATGACGCTGTTCTGTACTCATACCCTCGCCCCTTTGCTCGGCACTGAAAGCCGTTGAAGATGTTTTCGACTGCCAGCCTATCAGAGACAACGCAAGGGCTTTCAACAGGTCAGCCCGCAAAAGTTCCCTTGTCGATAACTCAATCATTGAAAGAGTGGTCGTTTCCGCATCGTAACCCCTCGCACCACAATTTGCAATGATGAAAGAGTCCTCGACGGGAAAAGGAAACAAACCCGAAAAAAATTCTAATAACGTAATCATAATTATATCTTTAACGTGTTATACATTTCGACGGCTTCAGACAAAGACAACTCGGAGTAACTGAATATACCCGAAATTGAAATTCCTGAAAAATCCTCAGACCTAAAACAGCCGCCTTCGTTGTTAAATACCATGTTTTGCGGCACTTCTGAACCAATAGGGCTTAACATATCCCACTTGCTGAACTTAGGTATCAGCAATTCAGGCAGAGACAACACCATTACCCACGACCCATCTGTTAAGCCGTAATAGCCGTTATAAAGCGTTTTACGGCTATAATTGACAATAAACGACTCACACACTCGCACGTCTTCGACGGCGTGGCCGTTGTGTTCAACATCAAAGCGCACTCTTTCCCCTGCGTACTTCTCAACAACATCTTCAATCAGTCCAGGAGTGAATAAGACGTTATAAGAGCCGTTTTCCTTGTCGTGTCGATATATTGGTGTGTTGGCTGGTAGAATAGGCGCAAACACCTTCAAACGACCGTGTGCGCGGTCTAACACTTTCCATTGTAAGTGTGTCGCCGGACGCTTTACGATGGAAAGACACTGCAACCCGTCACCTTCTTGCAGGTCTGCAACGTATAGAGGTAAGTTCTTATTCATGCCTTTATATAGGTGCTTAACTAAATGTGTGTTTTTTGTGCTAATTTAATCTTTGTGCTAATTTAAGTCTGAATAAAGCATTATTACACCCCTTTTTTGGCTTTATTTTGTGTTAGTTTTAATCAAAGACTTATTTTAACACAAATTGTTTGGTCGTTTCGTTTATTATTGCTACCTTTGCACACAGATAAGTCGAACTATAAAACAATTAAAGCAATGAGAACAGCAACTATTTATGCGCGTGTTTCGTCGATAGGCGACCGCCAGAGTACAGAAAGACAAGTCCGTGACCTCACCACTTTTGCAGCGTCCAACGGCTTGCAGTTAGTCCACAACGCTTTTACTGAACACATATCAGGCGCAACAAAGAACAGTGATAGAGCCGTCCTTTGTGAGTGCCTGGACTATTGCTTCAGCAACTCAATAGACTGTTTGCTCGTTTCAGAGTTAAGCCGTTTGGGTCGTTCAACGTGGGAAGTTCTGGAGAATGTAAAGCGGTGTCGTGACAATCATCTGAATGTTATCTTCCAGAAAGAGGGTCTTTCCATCTTCAATAACGATGGTACAGAGTCTTTCACTTTGCCCGTTATCATTTCTTGTTTGGGTATGGCTGCACAAATGGAGCGTGAAAACATCAAATTCCGTTTGAATAGCGGTCGTGACAAGTTTATTGCTGAAGGTGGGAAACTCGGACGCAAAGAGGGCTACCGAATGAGCAAAGAGGACTATCAAAAGAAGTATGGCGACCTTATTCAGAAGCTCACAGAGCGCAAACGTCACCTTGAAGCCGGACTTCGTGATAAGAGAGACAATGTAAGGGCGATTGCAGACGATTTCGGGGTGTCCGTGGCCACCGTCCAGACTATCCGAAAGGAGTTCAACTTGTAGAACTTCCATTTTTCCCGATTTTGGGGTTTTGAGCGGTCGAAAAATCGCTTGAAACCCCTTTATTTATGGGCGTTTCAGAGGGTAGCACAATTTTTTGAATTATTTGCCTACCCCCTATATATAAAGATAATCGCCAAACTTTTTGTGCTAAACGTGTGAAAAGTCGGTTTTTGACTGATTTTTCTTTTTCTCTATCCATCTTATTACGTCTTGTAGAAGTGAGTGGCTTTTCAAGCCTTTACTTTCGCTTTCGCTTGTAGAAAGTTCTGGTGAACGAGTGGGCTTTCAGCCCTGCGTCGATGGTGTCGTTTCAAACGATGTCATAATTACGAATAAGGGAAAACATTGTCATGTTTGAGTGGGCTTTCAGCCCTTCAGCGACCAAAGAGCGACCATGAGCCAGGAATGAAATAAAATGCTCGACCCCCTACCCGAACACTCCAGAACGTCGCAACCATCAAGCCGCAAGGAGAGCCGCAAGGCTCACTCAACATGAAATGTTTTTCCTTATTCGTACCATGGCCGAAAGTTCGTCCGGGAAGAGCCGTAAGGCTCACTCGTCGTTAGACTTTCTACTTGCCTTGTGCAAGCGTATAGGGCTTTAGCCCACTCACTTCTACTTGACTTGTCAAGACGTAGAACCTTGATTGATGATCATTTCTTTTGTACGTCTCAAAGTACGATAAACCTTCAGAGATAACAGCGTAATTGTGAAAAAGTCCTCAAACTGCAACATTATTCTGATAATGTGACCCAATAGCCGTTAAAAGCCTGAATAATCGTTATTAAATGGCTGTTAAGTCAGAAAAAAGTCGTACCTTTGTAGCAACAAAATATAAATGATATGGCAGTCGATTTTGAAAACATAAAGAGCAATGAAGAAGCGGTTGCAGTTCTGCAATACTGCGTCCGTTACTTCAACCATGTATGTGAGAAAGATTCCGTCGTG